ATGTCGCGGGGCCAACTTGAGAAGTACATTCGGAGCCAGTCGCTCGACTCGCAGAATGTGTTTTTCACGACTCATGTTAGGCAGCAAATGAAGGCGCGTCACATCACTATGGCGTGCGTACTGTCGACACTTCAGCTTGGACGGATTAAAAGAACTCCGGAACCTAACACAATGCATGGGACGCTCGAGTGCCGAATGGAGCATTTCAGCGCCGGCCACAACGTGGCGGTCATCGTGGCGATCAGTGATGATGATCCGACATTGATACTGGTTACTGCGATGTACACCTAGGAGAAACTTATGTATCACTACACCGACGGAGGCCTGCGTAATGTTTGGCTCAAGAATGGCTACGTCGAGAAGGATACACCGTATGGCAAGGCGGTGTCCTTTCATGACCTGGAGGGGCTCACCAAGGCAATTTGCTTGGCGCTGTCTAGCAAGCCAGGTAAGCTCACTGGGGCCGAGTTCCGCTACCTTCGTTGTGCACTACTCCTGTCGCAAAAGTCGTTGGGCAAGCTGTTAGGATGTACGGAGCAGGCGATCGCAAAATGGGAGAAGACGGGGAAAGTGCCGAAGACTTCGGATTTAGTTATCCGCATGCTCTACAAGAAGGCGCACGACGGTAACGAGCGCATCGGCGCTGCAGTTGAAATGCTGAACATAATCGACCGCGTCAGCCACCCCCGCATTATTGTTTCTGAGGCCCGTCAGAAGTGGACCTCTACCGTGGAAGAGGAAGCCGAGGAAGTGGCGTAGTCAGTTCTGTTGCACGAAAAAGGCCGGGGCTTTGGCCCCTAAATCCTATCCGTCTCCCGCCGCACCACGCGGCCGATAATGATGCACTCACCCTCGCGGCAGCTCTTGCGCCGGTGGCGCTGCTGGTCCTGGTTGTCCGAGGTCAGCCACCAGTCGCCGCGGTCGCGTGTCAGGCGCTTGACCACGGCCTGGCCTTCGTAGTTGACGGCAAATACAACCCCATCCTCCATCGCCGTGTCGGCGGTGTTGATGATCACCAGATCCCCCGCGTACAGATTGGGTTCCATGCTCTCACCCTTGACGGCAATGGCGATCAGCCGTTCGGGGATGTAACCATGCCGGTCGGCCCAGTTCTTGGAAACACTTAATTTGCTACCGTCGTAAATCTCTGGAACAGTTTGAAAGCCCGTCATACCTGCCGATAGCTGAAGTTGCACTTTGCGAATTTCGTAAAAATCTGGATCGCCCGCATCCGCCACCACCACCCGCCGGTACTCCCGCTCGGCGCCGCCGGTGCGCCCCCTGGGCTCGCGGCCCTCGTGCAGCCACTCAAAGGTCACATTGCAGGTCGCCGCCAGCTGGGCCAGGGTTTGCGTCTCCGGCCCTTTCTTGCCCACGCCCTTGAGTATGCGGTTGATCGTCGGCTGCGGTACGCCGGAGGCGCGCGCGAGGGCGCTCTGGGTTGTGAACCCAGCCTCTTTCATAGCTTCATCGAGTCTGCTTGCTATATCCATGCAACAAACTATACGCGCATGAATAAAAAAACGCAATAATTTATTCATTCAGGTATTGATTGCCTATTCATTCGCGTATATTCTGTGTGCATGAATAAAAACATTTCAACTTTCCCCCGCTCGAACCATCTGCCCTTGCCGCTGACGCCGGGCGATTGCGACCTGCGGGATTTCAGCTTCATGCCGCTCGATGTGCTGCGCCTGCGCGACAGCGACATCTCGGCCATCGTCAGCGGTGACGAGTTCCGCGCCGCAGTGCTACTGTGGTGCGCGTCCTGGCACCAGATTCCGGCCGCCAGCATTCCCGATGACGACGTAGTGCTGGCGCAGCTGGCCGGCTACGGCCGCGTCGTCCGGGAATGGAGCAAGCTGCGCACCGGCGCATTGCACGGCTGGATTAAATGCGCGGACGGCCGCCTGTACCACCCGATTGTGGCGGAGAAGGCCAACGAAGCCTGGCAAGCCAAGCGCGCGCAGCGCTGGAAGACCGAGTGCGCACGCATCAAGAAACACAACCAGCGCCACGGCGAGGATCTGCCGTTTCCCACGCTGGAAGAATTCCTGGCCGATGTCCCGCGCGACGCCGCCGCACCGTCCCGTCCGTGTCCCCAGGGACCGGCCCTCCAAGAGACAGGGAGAGAGACAGGGACAGGGAAAAGTTTACCAAGCCAAGCACCGGGCGAGGCCGTTCCGCCGCCGCCCGTGGCCCGCATCGGCGAGCTGTGCCGGCGTCTGCGCCAGCTGGGCATCGCCGCCGCGCCGGGCTTGTTCGCCAAGCCGGGCTGGGCGGAGGTGCTGCAGCGGCTGGATGATGAATTCATCGTGGCCGTGGTGGCGCAAAAGCTGCGCGCCCATCCCGGCGAGCATTTCAGCGCCGCGTATTTCCTGCCGGTGTTGAGCGAGCTGATACGCAATTCCGGCAAACCCGCCAACCCATCTTTCGGAGGAACCCATGCAGAACGTCAGCGCGTACTTGACCAACTCACCGGACGCGTCGACGGCGCCCGCACCGTCGACGGCCAAGCCCGTCTCGTCGGATAGCGTGGAGCGGCTGTTCGCGCAGTTCGAGCTGCTGTACGGCAGCCGGCTGGCCGACCTGTGGCGCGGCACCGACGTGCGCGGCGTCAAGGAAACCTGGCGCAGCAACCTGGCTGGCCTGTCGGTGGGCGAGGTCAAGCGTGGCCTGGCCGCCTGCCTGGCCAAGCCGTGGCCGCCAACGCTGCCGGAGTTCCTGCAACTGTGCCGGCCGCCGTCCGATGCCGAATCGATGTTCGCCGAGGCCCAGTGCCAGGTCAGCCGCCGCGTCTTCGGCGATGACTTGTGGCCATGCAAGGCGCTGTACTGGGCCGCCGTCGAATTCACCTTTGCCGATCTGCGCGCGCTGTCCTGGCAAAACGCGCGCGCCCGCTGGACCCGCATCCTGGCCGCCAAGCTGGCGCACGAGCACGAACTGGCCGACGTACCGCGCCCGGTGCCCGCGCTGCCAGCTCCCGGCCAAGCCCTGACCGATGTACGCACCGCCCGCGCGCGGCTGCAAGACATCAAGGCGCTGCTGAAGAGCACGCCACCCAACACCCGCGACATTTAAGGAGTACAGACCTATGTTAGTAGTCGAAGAAGAAGCACTGTTCAGCAGCGCCCACGCCGCGCTGGTTTTCGCATTCAATTTTTCGGGCCAGCAGTACGACAAGTCCATGATGGCGCGCATGGCCTCCGGCCCGACCAGGGAAGGGAAGGGCCTGGGCGGCCTCGATGGCGCCGCCCAGGCCGGCATGATACGGGCCGAGCTCGATCGCCTCGATCCACTGCTGATGCACATCCTGATCGCGCGCGTGGCGCCGCCCGCCGTGCCGTGCGATTGCGGCCGCAGCTGCTGCGCCGGTTCCAAGCCGAACAAGGTGTGGGTGGAGGCCATCCTGTTCCTCACCGAGCGCGCGCTGGGTGAGATGTCGGGCCTGTTGTCGCATTACCTGCTGCGCCGCGGCATCATCGAGCGCTGCTTCGGCATCAAGCACAACCTGGCCGACCTGGCCGACCAGTGCGGCGTGCACCGCGACACGGCCAGCGCCCACAACGCCAAGCTGGTGCGTTGGCTGAAGGGCGCGCCGGCCAAGGGCCGCATGCCGGCCGTGTCCGGCGCCGAACACAAGGCGTGGATCGCCGCCGGCGAACTGCTGCAACAAACAAAAATGATCGATTTTTAAAAAAGTACTTGACCGTTCCGCAAAACACGCGGAGAATAGGTCTCACTTTGATAAGTTCAAGAAGTACGTCAAAAACCCGCCTAGTGCGGGTTTTTGCATTTCTGCGGCGGTTTTTTTCCCTCCTCGCCGCTTCCTCCCTTTCTTTTCTGGTGATTCCATGGCCGATCAAACTGATGTCGCCCAAGCGTTGGTGGCGGCGATTAGCGCCGCCGTTTATCCCAACGGCACCGGCGCACCTTCCATCACCGGCGTCGCCGCCGTCATCTATGCCGGCTGGCCCAACGCCGCCACGCTGAGCGCGGACCTGACCGCCGGCAAGGCCCACGTGTCGGTGTTCCCGACCGCCACCGAGCGCGTCACGCAATCGGCCAGCAGCGACTGGATGGCGCAGCCCATCGCGCCCGCCACGCTGAGCCTGACCATCGCCGCCAACACGGTGACGGTGGCGGGCACGCCGGCGGCGGGGCAGAACGCCGCCGTGCTGGCCGATGGCCAGCCGGTGGTCTACGCGGTGCGCGCCGGCGACACGCCGACCGCCGTCGCCACCGGCCTGGCCACGCTGCTCAACGCGCTGCGCCCGGCCAGCAATGTCGGCGCGGTCGTCACCGTGCCGGGCGTGCGCGGGCTGGTGGCGCGGGTCGGCGTTAGCGGCAGCAATATGCGGGTGCTGCGCCGGCAGGAAAAAGTGTTCCAAGTGTCCGTCTGGGCCGGCAGCGCCGCCGCGCGCGATCCGCTGGCCGCCGCCATCGACGTGGCGCTGGCCGGCGCCGGCCGCGTGGCGCTGGCGGACGGCACCAGCGGCACCCTGCGCTACCGGCGCAGCGTGCAAAACGATGCGATGGAAAATGCCACCATTTTCCGCCGCGATATTCTCTATGCCGTGGAGTACGCCATCACGGATAGTGCCAGCGCAACCCAGATCGTCGCCGAGCAGTTCGGCGTCGCGATGCAGTTCGCAACAGGTGGCCAGTACGGCGCGACGACGCTGTATTCGTAACGTCTTACCCCACCTGCATTTCTTGCCCGCCATGTGCGGGCTTTTTTTATTTTTAGGAGGCTTACATGCCGGTATCACAGCAAGGCGCCATCAACACCACGGCGCTGATCGTTCCAGATCTCTACGTCCAGATAGTGCCGCCCAGCGTGTCACTGCTGAATGGCGTGCCGACCAATGTGCTCGGCATCGTCGGCACCGCCCAGTGGGGCCCGGTCAATTCCGCGTCCCTGGTGGGCAGCACCGCCGACTATGCGCGCATCCACGGCTCGCTGCAAAACCGCAAGTACGACATGGGCACCGCCGTCGCGGCGGCGGTCCAGCAGGGCGCCGCCAGCATGCGCTGCGTGCGCGTGACCGATGGTAGCGACACCGCCGCCACCGCCGCGATCCAGTCGGCCGGCGTGGCCGCCACCGGCTCGGTGGCGTTCACCGCCAATCCGGTGGCCGCCACCACGCTGACCCTGGCCGGCACAGTGGTGACCTTCGTCGCCGGCGGCGCGGCCGGCAACCAGGTCAACATCGGCGCCTCGCTGGGCGTGACGCTGGCTTCGCTGCTGGCCTTCCTGCAGGCTTCGCCGGATGTCAACATCGACAAGTTCACCTTTGCCCTGAACGGCAATACGCTGAACCTGGCGGCGCTGTTGCCCGGCGTGGCCGGCAATACGCTGACTCTGGCCACCAACGTCGCCGGCGCCACCGCGTCCGGCGCCACGCTGGCCGGCGGCGCGGCCGGCACGCTGGCCTTGACCCTGAGCGGCAAGTACACCGGCTCGCTGGGCAACAGCCTGCAGGCGACCATCGCGGCCGGCAGCCAGACCGGCACCGCCAAGGTGACGCTGGCGTTGTCCGGCTTCGCGCCCGAAGTGTTCGACAACATCCCCGGCGCCGGCAATGCGCTGTGGCTGAACATGGCGGCGGCCATCAACAACGGCAACAGCGTCGCGCGTCCGGCGTCGGTGCTGGTATCGGCCGTGGCCGGCGCGGCGGCCGGCGTAGCGGCGTATGCCACCTCGAACTTCGCCGGCGGCACCGATGGCGCCAACAACATCACCGGTGCGCTGCTGCTCGGTTCCGACCTGGGCAGCCGCAGCGGCATGTACAGCCTGCGCAGTTCCGGCGCGGCGGTGGCCATGCTGGCCGATTGCGACGACGCCAGCACCTATGCGGCGCAGGCGGCATTCGGCCTGTCCGAAGGCATCTACATGGTGGGCGTGACGCCGCAGGGCGATACGCCGGCAGCGGCGGCCGCGGCCAAGGCGGCCGCCAACATCGATTCGTACGCGTTCAAGCTGCTGCTGGGCGACTGGGTGTACTGGAGCGATCCGGTCAACTCGATCACCCGCGTGGTCTCGCCGCAAGCCTTCGTGGCCGGCCTGCTGGCCAACCTGTCGCCGGAGCAGTCCAGCCTGAACAAGGCCTTGTACGGCATCGTCGCCACCCAGCGCAGCATCCAGAGCCGGCCATACGCGGCGGCCGAGCTGCAGGTGCTGGGCCAGGCGGGCATCGACGTGATCGCCAACCCGGTGCCGGGCGGTGCCTATTTTGGTACGCGCTTCGGCCACAACAGCTCGTCCAATCCGGTGACCAACGGCGACAACTACACCCGCATGACCAACTACATCGCCTACACGCTCAACGCCGGCATGGGCAAGTTCGTCGGCCGGCTGCAGTCCAGCCGCTCCGACGATCCGACCCGCCTCCAGGCCAAGGCCACGGTGGATGGCTTCCTGGCGAACATGCGGCAGCAGGGCCAGGTGGCGGATTTCTCCACCATCTGCGACCTGAGCAACAACCTGGCGCCGCGCATCGCCACCGGCTACATGCAGATGGATGCCAAGGTGCAGTACCTGTCGGTGGTCGAGAAGTTCCTGGTCAATATGGAAGGCGGCCAGTCGGTGCAGGTGGCGCGTACCAGCACCGTGGCCGCCAACTAAGGCTTCGTTTTATTTTCGTTCACTTATTTGGAGAGACATATGTCGGCAGCAAACCAAACCCTGGGCAAGGATATCCGTGTCGTCATCACGACGGCGACCGGCAACTTGAACATTCCCACCACGGCGATCATGAAGTTCGACGCCCAACCGGTCACCACCGAGGAAAAGCGCACCGGCCTGGACGGCGAAGCGCGCCACACGGTCACGCACAACGGCTGGAAGGGCTCGTTCGAGATCGACCGCTTCGACAGCACGCTGGACGATTTCTGGGCGCAGGCCGAGGCCAACTACTACAACGGCATGAACGTGCCGTACGGCTTCATCCAGGAAACCATCCAGGAGCCCAATGGCGGCGTGTCGCAGTACCGCTATGAAAAAGTGGTCTACAAGCTGACCGAGCTGGGCGCCCGCGAAGGCGACAAGACCGTCAAGATGAAACTGGAATTCATGGCCTCGCGCCGCTTGAAAGTCCAGTAAGCCCCAACGCAGTGCGGCGCGCGGCACTTGGCCGCGCGCCATTTTTTATTCGACAGGAAGCGCAATGAACAAAGCAACTATCTCCATCGAGACGGTGTCGGACGACATCGTCAAGGCCGCCAACGCGGTCGACACCGTCACCGCAGGCGGCCTGCGCATCGGCCTGAAAAAGCCGAACGTGCTGCGCCAGTACCAGATCGTCGAAGTGGTCGGCGCCTCGGCGCGCAACGAGGTCTACATGGGCATGGTCATGCCGCTGCTGTGGGTGACGCAGATCGACGGCGACGACCAGCCGCCGCCATCGACCAAGCGCGAGCTGGAAGCGCTGATCTCGCGCCTGGGCGAGGACGGCATCGGCGCCGTCATGACCCATGTGGCGGAACAGGCCGGCGCCGCCGTGTCCGAGGCCGCCGTAAAAAACTAGCACGGAACCCCGCTTTCGCCACGGTCGTGTACCTGGTGAAAAACGGGGTTCCGTTTGATGTGGCGCTGAGCCTGCCGGAGGAGGTCGCCACCGCCTGGGCCATCGCCCTGGGCGAGCAGGACGGGGGCGAGTTCGATTTCGTCGCGATGCGCTGGAAGCCCAGAAAGTAAGGGCGCGGTTTACAGGAGTTCCCATGGCAAAACCATACCAAATGATGTTGAAATTAACGCTGGCCAATGGCGCCAGCAAGGGCCTGCTGGAGATCGCCAGGGTGCTGCGGCAGATCGACGTCGACGCCGGCAAGGCGCAGCACAGCTTGTCGCTGCTGGAGCAGCATTTGCTCAAGCTGAAGGACAAGGACAAGGAGAAGGGCAAGGGCAAGGAGGCCGCCAAGGAGCTGGGCGGCATCGGCACCAGCATGCTGGGCGCGCTCAAGTCGCCGTACGAGGCCGCCGCCGAGGTGGCCCAGGCCCAGACCGATTTCGAGACCCTCAACCTGGGCGCGCAGGCCAACGCCGCCGTGTACGCCAAGGCGACCACCTTGTCGCAGAAGATGCTGGGCACCGGCATCGCCGACAACGTGGCCCGCATACGCGAACTGAACGAGGCCCTCGGAAGCCTGCCGCGCTCGCTGGCGCTGTCGGGCGACTTCGCCCAGTACGCGTTCGCGGCCAAGGCGGCCAATGGCGGCAAGGATGTCGAGGGCCAGACCGCCAACGCGGCCCAGGCCCTGGCGTTGCGCGGCGCCCAGGTGAGTGGCAATGAGTCGGCGTTGCGCGAAGAGTTGAGCATGCAGTCCCAGGTGAACTTCGCCAGCGCGGGCAAGGTCAACGGTGCGGAATTCGTCGCCGCCGCCAAGTCCGGCAAGCAGGCCTATCAGCATTTCGACAAGGAATATCTGTACGGCCGGTTCTCCGCCTACATGGCGCAGGAGTCCGGCGAGACGGCCGGCGCCAATGCGCAGGGCGCCTACACGGCGCTGGTGGGCGGCGCGATGGACAGCAAGACTTCCGCCTTTCTGTCCAAGCTGGGCCTGTTGGTGGCGCACGGCAAGGGCGGCAAGCCGACACTGAGCGCCGCCAACATCGGCCTGATGCAGCACCGCCCCGACCTGATGATGGACGACGTGTTGGCGCCGGCGATCCGCAAAAAATACGGCAAGCTCGACGACGACAAGATGCGGTCGCTGCTGCGGGACAACCTCGACCAGCCCACCGCCAGCTTCCTCGGCGACCAGATGGTCAACCGGCCGCGCCTGCAGGCCCAGGCGCAGGCATACCGGCAGGCCAGCAACTACGGCAGCGCCTACCAGCAGTATCTGAAATCGCCGAAGGGGGCGGAGATGGCGGCCGCGCAAGCCTGGAAGAATTTGCTGACCGTGATCGGCAGCGTCTACCTGCCCAAGGTCACCGGCGCCTTGCTGTCCTTCGCCCGCATCATGGACCAGCTTGGCAATTGGATGGGGCGTTATCCGGCGCTGACCAAGGTGCTGGTGTACAGCTTCGGCCTGCTGGGCGGCGCGCTGGCGATCGGCGGCATGGTGGTCAAGCTGGCCGGCGCGGTGGAAGGGCTGGGGACGGCGGCGGGCTGGATCGGCCGCCTGCTGCCGATGGTCGGGGGCGCGCTGGCGACCGTCGGCGAAGTGCTGCTGGGATTGTTGGGCCCCATCGGCCTGGCGGTGGCGGCGATCGTCGCGCTGGGCGGCCTCTTCCTGTGGCTCCACAAGCCCGCCGCCAAGCCGGCCCCGGCCGTGCCTGCGGCCGCCGGCATGAAGGGCCTCGCCGTTGCGCAGCACCCGCTGTCGCCCGGCGTGCCTTACCCGACCTTCAGCCCGGTGCCGCCTCCCGCGCCGGTGCCGGTGTTCAAGGTCGAGAACAAATTCGACCACCGCGGCATCACCACCCGGATCCTCCAGGAGGCCGGCGCGCGGATGGCCCGGCCGCCGACCGGTCCACAACATTTCGACGGCGCGATGGATCGCGCATCGGTCGCTTACGCAGGATAGACATCATGGCAGAAACCGTATTCAAGCTGACCCTGGGCAGCGAGACTTTCCAGGACTTTGAAATCCCCGAGAGCATTCCGCTCGGCGGCAGCCAGAAGCTGGTGATCCACCAGCTGCCGGGCGGCGTGCGTGTGGTGCAGGCGATGGGGGCCGAGGACGAGGCGATCCAGTGGTCCGGCCTGTTCCTCGGCGCCGGTGCGCTGCAACGCGCGCGCGCCATCGACCTGATGCGGGTCGAGGGCAAGCAGCAACAGCTGAGCTTTTTCGAGTACCAGTACAAGGTCGTCGTCAAGAGCTTCAAGTTCGTGGTGGAGCAGCGCCACCGCGTGCGCTACACGCTGGAGCTGGACGTGGTCGAGGACAGCACGCGGCCGCGGCCGGCGGCCAGCGCGGGCGGGCTGAACGCCGCCATCGGCGCCGACGCAGCCAAGGCCGTCACCATCGCGGCCAAGATCGGCGACCCGCAACTGACCGGCCTGATGAAGACGATGAACGACAAGATCAAGTCGGTGTCCGATTTCGTCCAGGCCGGCAGCAAGACGATCAACGGCGTGCTGGAGCCGGTGCGCGGTGTCGCCACGCAGGTTAAGGGCATGATCGCCGAGGCCGGTGCGGTGCTGCAAACGGTGACCACGCTGGGCGGCATCCTGCCCAACAACCCGGTCGCGCAACAGGCCGCGCGTTTGACCAAACAACTCGATGCGGCGGTCAAGCTGCCGGACCTGCACCAGCTGCAGGCGGTGGTGGGCCGCATCGAGTCCAACCTGACGCGCGCCTCGGGCGCGGTGGCGTCGCTGCAGAAGGTGGTGGTCGGTGGCGAGAGCCTGTACCGCCTGGCCGCCAGGGTCTACGGCGACGCCACCAAGTGGATCGCCATCGCCCAGGCCAACAAGGTGACCGACCCCAATGTGACCGGCGTGCGGACGCTGGCGATCCCGCCAACGCCGCCGGACAACGGAGGAGTACCCAGCACATGATCAATCAAGCACAGCCAACCAGCGCGGCCGGCCAGCCGCGCGGCATGGTGGTCGCCAACGGCGTCGCGCTGTCCGGCGTCCACAGCTTCGAGGTGGAAAACAACGCCTTCTTCCAGGCCGATACCTTCCGGCTGACGCTGCTCATCTCGGCCCAGCCGGCCGGGCGCGGTCTGGATTTCTGGTCCCGCCAGGAACAGCTGGAGCTGGAGTTCCTGCTGGGTTTTCCGGCCGACCCCGACAACGCCGGCAAGTCCGAGCTGGGCAGCTTCCTGCTTGGCTACGCCGACGCCATCGACGTCGACCTCGACGCCAACACGCTGGTGCTGACCGGCCGCGACCTCAGCTCCAGGCTGATCGACTTTAAGCGCACCAAGGTGTTCAGCAGCGGCACGCTGGTGGCGTCCGACGTGGTGCGCCAGATCGCCGAGGCGCAGGGGCTGACGCCGGTGGTCACGCCGACCACGGTGGCGGCCGGCGGCTACTACCAGATCGTCAAGGCGCTGGTGGCGTCGGACGTGAGCTACTGGGACATCGTCACCAAGCTGGCGCAGTACGAGGGCTACCAGGTCTATGTGCGCGGACGCGAGTTGCACTTCGAACCGCGCGCCGCCAAGGGCGCCGATCCCTACGTGCTGCGCTGGCAGGCGGCGGACGGCGCGGCGTGGTCCAACGCCATGCAGCTGAGTTTGCAGCGCGACCTGTCGCTGGCCAAGGACCTGCGCGTCAAGGTGTTGTCCTTCCACAGCAAGACCAACCAGGCCGTCAGCGAGGTGGCCGAGCGCAAGCGGGTGACCGACGGCGCCGCCGTGGCGTTCGGCGGCGAGCCGCAGGAATACGTGCGCACCTTTCCCAACCTGGACGCCAGCCAGGCGCAAGCCAAGGCCAAAGCCATCCTGCAGGAATTGTCGGCGCACGAGATGAGCCTGACGGCCGAGCTGCCGGGCGACGTGCTGCTGATGCCGACCAGCCTGATCCAGGTGACCGACACCGGCAGCGCGTTCGACCAGGCCTATTACACGGCCTCGGTCACGCGCCACTATTCGGCCGAGGACGGTTTCCGCATGACCGTCCACGCCAAGAATCAAACCCCCAACCTTTAACAGGAGACCAGGCATGAACAATCTGATCAACAGCATCCGGCTGGTGTCGCAGACGGCCGGGCAGGGCCTGGCGCGCACCCGCGTCGGCACCGTCACCAGTTACGACCCCAACACCTACAGCGCCAAGGTGTTGCTGCAACCGGAGGGCGTGGAGATCGGCTGGCTGCCGATCACCAGCGCCTGGAGCGGCAACGGTTGGGGCCTGTTCAGTCCGCCCACCTCGGGCGATACGGTGCAGCTGGAATTCCAGGAGGCCAGCATGGACGCCGGCCTGATCGTCGGCCGCTTCTACAGCGACCAGGCGCGGCCTCTGCCGGCGCCCAGCGGCGAGCTGTGGGCCGTGCACAAGAGCGGCGCGCAATTCAAGCTGCTCAACAGCGGCGCGGCCGTGTTCAGCGACGGCCACGGCGCCAGCATCACGCTCAACGGCGACGGCAGCATCACGTCGGCGGCGTCGAGCTGGAACCACAGCGGCGCGTTCAAGCTCAGCGGCGACGCCACCATCAGCGGCAACGCCAACGTCAGCGGCAAGCTGGCCGTCAGCGGCGATGTTTCGGTGGACGGCAAGCTCACCGCCGGCGGCGACGTCCGGGGCGCCGGCACCAGCCTGCACGCGCACACCCATCCCGGCGTGCAGTCCGGCCCGGGCATGACGGGAGCACCGATTTGAGCGACCTCTCCCATTACATCGGCGGCGACCTGGCGTTGTCCGTCACCGGCGACCTGGCGTTGAGCAGCGGCACGCTCGAAGGCCAGCAGCGCATCCTGCGGCGCCTGCTGACCAACGCCGGCGACTATCTGTGGCAACTCGATTACGGCGCCGGCGTCTCGCAGGAAATCGGCAAGACGCTGGACGCCGGCCGCCTGCGCGCGTTGATCCGCGAGCAGTTGTTCAACGAGGCCATCGTCTCGCACCAGCCTGATCCGGTGATCCTGATCAGCCCCATCGACCATGGCATCAGCGTGCGCATCCAGTACGTCGACGCCGAGGTTCAGCAGCCGGTCAATCTGGCATTCAACATCAACAGGTAAAACATGACCATCTCTACCAAAACTTTCGCCACGCTGGTGGCGGACCAGGTGGCGGCGATTCAGTCCAAGGCGGCGGGCCTGATCGACTTCACCATCGGCTCCATGCTGCGCGCGCTGGTGGAAACCAACGCCGCGCTGGCCCAATGGCTGCAGGGCATCGCCATGCAGCTGCTGTCGACCATGCGCGCCGCCACCGCCACCGACGCCGATCTCGACAGCTGGATCGCCGACTACGGCCTGGCGCGCCTGCCGGCGCTGTATGCGGTGGGCGCCGTCACCTTCGCCCGCTTCACGCCGACCAGCCAGGCGCTGATCCCGTTCGGCACGCAGGTGCGCACGGCCGACGGCAGCCGCAGCTACACGGTCACGGCCGATGCATCCCATCCGGCCTGGACGGCGGACGGCTATGTGCTGGCGGCCGGCGTGCCGAACCTGACGGTGCCGGTGCGCGCCGACGTCGCCGAGGCGGCGGGCAACGCCGGTGCAGGGCAGGTGAGTGTGCTGTCGCAGGCGGTGACGTATATCGACACCGTCAGCAACGCGCTGTCGTTCTCCGGCGGCGCGGACGCCGAGACCGACGCCGCACTGCGCAGCCGCTTCATCGTCTACATCGCCTCGCTGTCGCGCGCCACCAGGGCCGCGATCGGCTATGCGATCAGCTCGGTGCAGCCGGGCGCGGTGTACACCATCACCGAGAACCAGCAGTACGGCGGCGCTGCTGACCTCGGCTACTTCTACGTGGTGGTGGACGACGGTTCCGGCGCGCCGTCGACGGCTTTCCTCAATGCCGTCACCAACGCCATCGAAGCGGTGCGGGCGATCACCACGCGCTTCGGCGTGTACACGCCGGTGATCGTGCCGGTCGCGGTGTCGCTGGCGGTGACCTTGGCCGGCGGCTACGACACGGTCGCCACGCGGTCGCAGGTGCAGGCCGCCATCCAGAACTACATCAACGCACTGGCGCTGGGCCAGACGCTGACCTACACCCGGCTGGCGCAGGTGGCGTACGACGCCTCGCCCGGCGTGACCAACGTCACGGCGATGCAGCTCAACGGCGGCGTGGCCGACGTCGCGGTGACGGCGCGGCAAGTGCTGAAGTTCTCGACCGTGACGGTGTCGTGATGGCGGCCGGAGACAACGGCGACATCGTCGCCCGCCTGAAGGCCACGCTGCCATCGTGGTTCAGCGACAGCACGCCGGTGCTGGACGCCTTGCTGTCCGGCTGGGCGGCAAGCTGGGCCTTCGTGTATGCCTTGCTGGCCTACGTGAAACAGCAAAGCCGTCTGCTGACCGCCACCGATGGCTGGCTGGACATGATCGCCGGCGACTTCTTCGGACTCGGCCTGCAGCGCCAAGCGTACCAGACCGACCAGAGCTACCGCGCGGCGATCCAGGCCAACATCTTCCGCGAGCGTGGCACGCGCGCCGGCGTGATCAAGCTGTGCCAGGACATCACGGGACGGACGCCGGTGCTGATCGAATCGGCGCGGCCGCAGGACTACGGCGCGTACGGCCAGCCGACCGGCTTCTACGGCAACGGCCGCTACGGCACGCTGAGCACCACGCCCTACGAGTGCTTCGTCAAGGTCTACCGGCCGCTGCCGGGCACGCCGCAGTACGGCATCACCGACGCCGACATCTACACGGCCATCGATACCGTGCGGCCGCACAACGTGACGGTCTGGGTGCAGCTGCTGTAAAGCGCTCGCAGTTTTTATCCACATGGCCGCCACCCGCGGCCTTTTTTCTTTCAGGAGCAGTATGGATCGCGCAACTGTTTACAACGGCGAGGAACTGATCGAGACCGACATTTTGAACGGCAACAAGTTCGCCATGATCGGTCTCGCCAAACTCGCCCAAGCCGTGCTGGGCACGGCGCCGGTGCTGCAGGGACTGGCCTGCACACCGGGCACAGGCCTGACGGCGGCGATTGCCGCCGGCCAGGTCTACCAGATGGCGGCGGTCGACGCGACGCCGTATTCGTCGCTGGGCGCCGACGCGCGCCAGGTGCTCAAGCAGGGCATCCTGGCCGACCCGATCGCCGTGCCCGTGCCGGCGCCGGGCACGGCCGGCAAATCGATCAACTACCTGGTGCAGGTGCAGTTCCAGGAAGTCGACACGGGTGCGCTGGTGCTGCCGTTTTATAACGCCAGCAACCCGGCCATCCCGTACAGCGGACCGGGCGGCTTGGGCACGTCGAGCATGACCATCCGCTGCGGCAAGTGCGCGGTGCAGGTCAAGGCCGGGGCGATGGCCAACACCGGTTCACAGGTCACGCCGGCCGCGGACGCCGGCTGGATCGGCGCCTACAGCGTGCAGGTGGACTACGGCATGAGCGCAGTGCCGGCGCAGAACATCGCGCTGGTGCCGGGGGCGCCGTTTTTGACGTTGGCACTGCCGCAGGCCGCGCCGCTGAACAGCCCGGCCTTTACCGGTGTGCCGACTGTGCCGACGCCGGCGCCGGGGGACAGCAGCCAGAAGGTCGTCAACTCGGCGTTCGTATCGGCGGCGGTCAGCGCCAGTGCTACCGCCTTGATGACGACGATCGGCAACAACAGCAAAGGGCAGTATTCCGACATGTATTTCTACGGCCAACTCTAAGAGGACAACATGGCAAGCTATGTAGCAAAAGCGTCGCCCCCTGCGGCGACCTATACCACGCTGGGTACCATGCCTGGCGACATGACGGTCAATCTGATCGCCGTGAACCGCGATCAGATTAATGCGGTGACGGTGCGGGTGGGTATTTCGACAGCGGCGGTCGCACCGTCGCCGATACCTAATGCGGACTATATCGAGCCGCCGGATCTGGTGATACCGGCCGGCGGCAAGCTGGAGCTGACGGGCTACGCCCTGGCGAGCGGCGAAGTAGTTACGATTTTTAACAGCGCTGCCACGGTGAGCTGGCGCGTACACGGACGATAGGAGCAATCATGGGACGTTTTTTATCAGGTAGTACCGGCGGCGTCGGCGGGGCGTCGGCCACTCCGGCCATCGTCACCACCTTGATCGCCGGCGAGGCGGTACAGCAGGGCGACATCATCACCCAGGGGGCGGATGGTCTGGCGTACTGGGCCGCCGACCCGGCCAAGCCTGGTTCGGGAGCCGCATTGCGGCCGGTATTTTCCCAGACCGGCCTCACCGGTGGTTTGACGGGTGTGGTGAACTATACGGGGATGACATTGGCAACGCAACAGATGGCATTTCCCACCGCAGCCAAGTCGGCGGTACTGGCCAACGGCAATATCGTGCATGCATGGGGGAGCGCGACTGCGCCATATAACTCGGTCTTTATGATCACAGATCCATCCGGCGCGACACTTGTGCCGCTCACCTATGGCCAGCCCAATTCAAGCGGCGGCTATATCGGCCTTTGCACGCTGGCTGGCGGCGGTTTTGTGATTGCGACCTCCAGCCAGGCCAGCGGGTACAACACTTACTTTACGATTTATGACAATAGCGGCAACGTCACAACTGCGGCGACGCGCTTCGGCAGCGGCGGCCAGGTCGGTACCGGCTCCTACGAGGTTATGGCACTTCTTGGCCTGCAAAACGGTAACTTCGTGATGGTCGCGGACCTGTTTGGCGGTACCACCCAGGTGCCATTCATGGGTGTCTTTACGCCGGCTGGCGCTGCGGTGCAAACCCCGGCCGCCCTCGCCGCGCAGTTGTCCGGTGGCCCGGCCCCGTTTACCACAAATATTGTGCAACTGACCGGCGGGGGTTTTGGCATTGCCTTTTCCTCCGGGAGCGGCGGCCCGTGTGTTGCACGCTATGCCACGTTCAATGCTGCGGGCGTTCAACAGGGCGTTACCATCAACGGACGCAGTCAGGTTTCGGGTTATGGCCAGTTGCAGGCGGTTGCGCTAGCAAACGGTAACTGGATGGCAGTGGAGGTTTCCAGCAATCTCAACCCGTACGTGTACGTTTTCACTGCTGCCGGGCTGCAATTGGGAACCACGAATACCACGATAGACTCCAATCCAGGATGGGCGACTCAACTTGCGAAGCCTGTCCTGCTGTCGTCCGGGAATGTATTTTTGGCTTATACCGGCAATAGTTCTGCGTCGGGTATCTCAGGCCATGTCCTGACGCCTGCTGGTGCGGCCCTGATTAGCATGGTGGCTGGTACGCTGTCGACAGGAACCAGTGGCGTCATGCCAATTGTCCTTGCTTATGGCAATGACAGCGTGATTCTCTATAGCGGTCTTGGTGCCTCTCTTGCGTATCTGAAGTACGTGAACTCTGCGGCCGGTCCGGCAATCACAGCCGTCGCCAATTCCAATATTGCCGGTGGTGTTGTGAATCCTGCAGGGCTTCGCCTTCTGCCTGTGGCTTTCCCTAATCAGGTCGCCAATACGACATCTTTTCTGGTCGTGGGATTTCAAACTGCATACGTCGTCATCGAAGGGCACTTTGCGTACAGGCAAGCGCAAACGCCCATCGGGGTAGCGACTGCCAGCGCCGCCCAAGGCGGCGCGGTTCCGGTCCAGATATCGGGCAACGCAACGCTGAGGCTGGGCTTTAGCCAATCATACAGCGTGGATGCCAACGCCGGCGCACCACCAGGCCAGCGGATGGCTGTCATCGGCAACCAGGCAATTCTGTCCGGGACTCAGTCGCCTCAGTCTCGCCGTCAAATCAATTAATAGGAGAAATGTAAATGGCAACAGGAATTCTTGGTGTTGTTGGCCCAGGGGCCACGATGACTTACATCGCGCAGGTTGATGCAAAACTGATGGTTACCGGTGCTTTTACGGGCAACAGCGGCAATGTACAGATTAATGGGGTGGCAGTGCTATATGTAACGAACCTGCTGAATGGTTCGGTTAGCCATTTTGTCGGCGCCGGGCAAGCCGTCTCCATTACCAATCCTATGGGAAACGTCAACGTCCTTGTATCCGTTCTGGAAGGTGCATAAATCATGAAACAGATTTTCGTAAAAGATAATGTGGTTGTTGGACATGGCTGTGCTACAGCCCCTGGCGTGACGATCTCATCGACCGTGGCGGGGGCGTTGGAGTATCAATTGGAAGACGACTCGCCAGTAGACGTCGGCTGGAGCTGTAAGCTGCTCAATGGGGTTCCGGTGTTTGCTCCGTCAACCGCGCTGCCGCTGCTTACTCCGATGACCTTGTACATGGCCTTCACCCCCGCCGAACGCATCGCCATTAAAGCCTCGAAAGATCCGATGGTTGCCGAGTTCTGGTCCATGTACCAGCTGTCGGTGCAGCTCGACAAGCCGACCGACCCCAACCTGGCCTCGGTGCGCGACATCCTCGCCTACCTGGCCAAGCCGGCCTCGCCCGGCCCCGGCGGCGGCATCCTGTCGTCGCCTGAGCGGGTCCAGCAGATTCTGGCCGGCATCCCGCAATAAACCCGCAACCTTCAAACCAAAGCCACCTCCGGGTGGCTTTTTTTCTACCTGGAGAACCTGCGTATGACCCACGAAACTATCGAAACCGGCGCCGCCATGCTGGCCAAGACGGCGCCACCCATCGCCGTTGTCGGCGCCGAGTACATCGGCATCACACTGCCGGAACTGGTGCATCTGGCCACGTTGACTTACGTGGTCCTGATGATCGTCCACAAAAGCTGGCATATGTGGAAGGAATGGAAGACCGGCAAAATCATGCCCGAGTCCGAAGGAGACCTGCCATGACGCCTGACGATTTCATCGCCGCCATCGGCCCCGCCGCCCGTGCGTCGGCCGCCCGCACACGAGTGCCGGCCAGCTTCGCCATCGCCGAAGGCGCGCTGGAGTCCGGCTGGGGCGCATCGCAACTCGCTCAGCAAGCCCGCAACCTGTTCGGCGTCAAGGCCGATCCCGCATGGCGCGGCGACGTGCTGCTGATGCCGACCCGCGAATTCCTCAAAGGCCAATGGCAGATGCAGCCGGCCCGCTGGCGCAAATATCCCGACTGGCAAGGTTGCATCGACGACCACGCCGCCTTCCTGCAAGCCAACCCGCGCTACAAGCCGGCGTTCTCCTGCCGGGACGGAGAGGCGTTCGCCCGGGCAGTGGCCGCCGCCGGCTATGCCACCGATCCGCAATACGCCGACAAGCTGATCGCTCTGATGCGCTCCCGCAACCTGGCAACCTTCGACCGGCCGGAGGCGCCATGAAAGCCGCCTTCCTCAGCCCGCTTGTGACCGAATGCGTCGACGACCTGGCCGCCGGCGGACGCGGCACCTGGCGCGTGATGCAGCCGTTCCGCTATTACTCGGCGATCCTGGACCGCTTGATCGAAGTCGAGCCCGGTTTCCTGACCGACTACGCCAGCGTGCCGCGTCTGCCGGTGCTGTACTTGCTGTTCGGCGACACCTCGCACAAGGCGGCCGTGATCCACGACTGGCTTTACCACCATCACGAAGTGTGCGACGAAGCCACCGCCAACCGCGTGCTGCGGGAGGCGTCGGCGGCGGATGGCATTCCCGCCTGGCGCAGCCTGGGGATTTACCTGGGCGTCCAAATCGGCGGCGCGCCGTCATGGCGGGCGGACGGTCCGGCTTAG